GGTCTGTTATATGGCCAGATAAACCATCAAATGAATCAAGAAACTTGATATAATAAAAAGAGTAAACAATGAATAATCCTGTTCTAAAACTTATCCGTGAAATGAACCTTTCCATATTCAATGAAAATGAATTAGTGGATAAGGACATTGTTGTTTTATTTCCTGGTAAATTTAATCCAATGGGTATTCATCAACGAGAAGAATATAATAGATTATGCCGTAAATTCGGTAAAGAAAATGTGTATCTTGTCACTGATGATAAAATGGATATTCAAACACTTCCATTATCATACGATGAAAAGTTACAAATAATAAAAAGACATGGTGTAACAAATGTTATGAAATCAAATACACCATATCATGCAACAGATATTATAGAAAAGTTTGACGGCCAAGATACAATTATAATTTATGCTCTTGGTAAGGATGACCTATCAAAAATTAAAGATTTTAAACGGTTGACAAAGTATAATAATTCTTCTAACCTACCGTACAAAGATATTCAAAATCCTTATGTCTATTACATAATATCAAATCATATCTCTTATGATATTCCCAGTTTTGGTGAAATGACACGAGAAACTATTCATAAGGCATTGAGTGATAGAGAAGCAAAACTATCAGAGCTAAAGAGTAGATTTATTTCTATATTTGGTTGGTTTGATGTTAAGATATTCAATATGGTTATTGCCAAGTTTAATGAAAAACGAGGTGAAATGATTGAAGTGAAAAAGAAAAAAGAAGGTGAATTAAGACCACTTCACATGATAACAAGAAAATTTTGGAATAAAGTATTTGAATCTGCTATAACAGAAGAAATAATAGCTTATCACAGAAGTCCAAAAAATTTTCATAAGTTTGATATATCAAATGTTAGTGTTGATAGTAATAAACAAAGATATGGATATGGACTTTATTTTTCTGATAATATACCACATAATCAGTACGGTGATTACTTGTATAAAGTAAAACTTTTTAAAGATAAAAAAGATTATGTTTTGATAGATACGAAGAGTCCAGTTGAAGAAAATATAGTTAATAAAATTGTAGAAGCGTTAGATAGGTTAAATAAAAAATCTGATGAAGTTATTGAATTTGCATATAGTGGTTATCTTTTTTATAAAACTTTATCAAGAATTTTAGGTGGTGATAAATACGCTTCTTTATTTTTATTTAATAATGGTGTTGATGGTTTAAAAAGTAGGATAAGTAATAATTGGAATGATTATATCTTATTTAATGATGATTCTATAAATATTGAAGATATTAAATATGATAAAGTATTTGAAAATGTTATAACAGAAGAATAAGAGTTAATAAAATAATAAAAAGGTTATGTTATGGAAATAAAAATTGATAGTTTGCAGGATGTAAAAAAACTTCTTGCAGGTGAACATGATAGTCAACAGAAAGTTCAAGTTGGTTATAATGCGATAAACAAAGAAGATACAGAAATTCGTAAAATTGGTGATAAGTGGTTTGATTCTGATGGAAACGAGTGGGAACAAAAGAATGGATATAAGGTAAAACTTGGTAAAGTTTGGCAACAAGAGTTACACGAGTATTTGAATACATTTACAAACTGTCCCAAAGAAACCTGTACCTGTGGTATGCCAAAACGATTGGATGAAAAGATGAGGCGTATCCACGGAATGTGTTTTGATTGTGTAATTGATATGGAACACAAAATTCGTCTTGAAGGCAAATGGGATGAATACGAAAAACGAAAAGTAAAAGAAAATGCTATTGCTTGGTTGGCAGAAGCAGAGAAAGATAAAAATTTAATTGCCGATGAATTGTCAAGACTTGAATTTAGTAATGATTTCGGTGATATTGAAAAATGGAAAACAAGTATCAACAAGGAAGAACTCTTAGAAAAGATAGAAAAGGAGTTTGAAGAATTTAAGAAAAATTTTATTGAGAAATTAGAAAATGAAGGGGAATAAGTTTTTATCAAATGTATTCGTTGGGATTGGTGGTGGAGTATCATCAAAACGAGTTATGTTATTTCTTTCATTTTCTATGATGGTTGCAATGGCATCATTGTCAATTTTTTATGATAAAAAAGTTGAACAATTTATTTTTGATGGATTTCTTTACATAGTTATTGGTGGTTTATTTTCTGTTGCATCAGAGAGATTTAGTGGTTCGTATAGAAAAATATCTCCTGATGAATATTATCAAGAAGCACCAATGGATGAACAAAATAATCGGAGAAGTTGATGAAACAAGTAATAGTAGAAAGGGCAGTACCAACAAACAAAAAACTTTATTCAAGTATAAAATCAAGAATAAAGAAAAAATATAAAGTGTGGCCAAGTGCTTATGCATCTGGTGCCCTTGTTAAGGCATACAAAGCTGCTGGTGGTGGATTTCGTAATGTTAAAGAAGTTATTAATAATCCATCATACCAACTCGAAGGATATTCTGTAAATGGTTGTGGTAAAATAACTGAACTACATTTTTCTCTTCAAGAAAATAAACCTAACATGATGAATGAAGCGGAATATCGTGGAAGAAAAGTTTCTCTCGGTAAACCATTCAGAACACCAGGTGGTCCTAAAAAGTTTTCTGTTTATGTAAAAAAACCAAACGGTAATATTGTTAAAGTAAACTTTGGTCACAAAGGTGAAGGTGGTAAGAAAACAATGAAAATTAAAAAGAGTGATCCACAAAGAAGAAAATCATTCAGAGCAAGACATCGTTGTGATACTCCTGGACCAAGACATAAAGCAAGATACTGGTCATGCCGTTTTGGATGGCCGTCAAGTGGCAAAGGTGCAATAGATAAAACATAATATGAATAAAGAAATATTCAAAGCGATAATGAAACCGGCTCTTGAAACAAACACAACAAGAGATGGAAATCAATTTGCAGAATTATTATCAAAGGCATACGAATTATCAACGGTTGGTTTTGCAAAAACCATATATGGTGGTCCTCTTGTTACCGGACAGACTGCTTTCTTGAAAGACTCTATTGCATCTGCAATTAATGCGAATCAGTCTGATACAACCGGAACAACAAAAACTGTTGCTTATAAATTGATGGCGGTTGGATTCTGTGGATATTGGGCAGGTGCCACTATATTACCATTACCTGCATTTGCACCGATTACTGTTCCAATAAAGGGTCCAAAAATATTATTTCCAGGTTCTCCAGAACCACTTGCTACTGATTTATTAATAGCATTTTCACAAGGGTATACTGACAATTTTTTATCAACTCTGTGTGCGGTTTTGGTTAAATTCCAAACTACAATAGCTGGAACTTATGATGGTACTATTCCTGGATCTCCACCCGTTCCTGCTGTATTGCCTTGGACCGGTATAATTTAAAAAAATATCATATTTATCTGTATGACAAAACTACAAGAAAATATGGTTAAAAAAATTATTCGTGAATATGTAACAACATATTTAATCGAAGGTAAGAAACCCAGTGGGGGATTAACTCGTTGGTTTAGAGACCGTTGGGTTGATATTTCTCGTAAAAAGAAAAGTGGTGGTCATCCTCCATGTGGCGCTTCTGCTGGAAGTAAAGCTAGAAAAGGTGGAAAAAGAGCATATCCAAAATGTGTACCTGCAAGTAAAGCTGCAAGTATGTCATCAAAACAAAAGAAGAGTGCCGTAACACGAAAAAGAAAGAAAGGTGCAACTGGTCGTGGTAAAGCAAAAATGGTTTCAACATTCACAAAAGGTTAGTTATGGAGATTGATAAGAGAATAGAATGGATCCTAAAGGGCATTGCAACTTTGGGTGGTTTGTTGTTTGTATTCTATATGTTTAAGGATACACAAAATTCAGCAGAAGAAGTCAGACAATATACAAAAACAAAAGATAGTTTAGAGGCATTGGTGCAAAAATATCAATATGACTATACCTTTTTGAAAAAAAGAGCAGATGAATTGGATTCCATTATAAAAGTTAAAACAGAAAATGTCCGTATTGTGAAAGAAAGGTTTTACATATATCGTGACAGAAAAATTACAAATCCAGATTCCGCTACAAAGTTTATTAAAGATTTTATTAAAGAGTAAGTTATGAAATATATCTTCACATTTCTTTTCATGGCATCTACTGTATTTGCCGCTGAAAAAGATTCCCTCGTTTGTTTTAGTAAATCCGATGTAACTAAATTGGCAAACAAAATTCAACTTCTAAGAGATTCCGTTGAATATTTACAAACAGTTGTAAGTGTTCAAGATACTGTTATTGATTTGTATAATTCTCGAATTGACTTCTATAACAGACAATTAAGTAATAGAAATGTGGTAATAGATGCTTGTCAAAAACAAAAGGCAGAATTGGAAAAAATTAATGAGGAGTTACAACCTCGTTGGTATGATAATAAACTTCTTTGGTTTTTTGGAGGAGTTGGAACTGTTCTTGGAATAATCTTTGCAGTACAATGAGTCAATCTACCAAAAATTTAAAAGACATAATCAAAGAGGAATTTGCTAAATGTGCGGCAAATCCGGTATACTTTATGAAAAGGTATGCAAAGATTCAACACCCAACTCGTGGCAAAATTCTATTTGACTTATATCCCTTTCAGGAAGATGTTCTTCAAGAATTCAATTCTAACCGATATAATATTGTTCTAAAATCTCGTCAGTTGGGTATATCTACACTTATTGCTGGTTATTCACTTTGGTTAATGTTATTTAATCAAGATAAAAACATTCTTGTTATTGCTACTAAACAAGAGACTGCAAAAAACTTGGTGACAAAAGTTCGTGTTATGTATGACAATATGCCGAGTTGGTTGAAGACCGGTGTTCAAGAAGATAATAAACTTTCACTTCGATTTAAAAACGGTTCACAAATTAAAGCCGTTTCTGCTGCCGCTGACTCTGCTCGTTCCGAAGCACTTTCACTTCTTATTATTGATGAGGCCGCCTTTATTGACGGTATCGATAAGATATGGGCATCTGCACAACAAACACTTGCTACTGGTGGTACTGCAATCATCAACTCTACCCCAAACGGTGTTGGAAACTTTTATCATAAACAATGGGTGAAGGCAAAGTTAGGCGAAAGTGGTTTCAATCCAATAGAATTATTGTGGACTGTTCATCCAGACCGTGACCAAAAATGGCGTGATGAACAAGATGCACTATTGGGTCCTGATATGGCTAAACAAGAGTGTGATGGAAACTTTCTTTCATCTGGCCGTGCTGTTATTGATGGTGAACTTGTAAAATGGTATGAAGACACTTATGTATGTGAACCAAAAGAAAGAAGAGGTGCCGAAGATGCACTTTGGATATGGGAATATCCGGATCCATCAAAAACATACATGGTGGTTGCCGATGTTGCCAGAGGTGACGGAAATGACTATTCGGCATTTCATGTAATCGATGTTGAGAACATGGAACAAGTTGCAGAATATAAAGGCAAGTTGGATACAAAATCTTATGGTAATATGTTGGTATCAGTTGGAACAGAATACAATGATGCCCTACTTGTAGTTGAAAACGCTAATGTTGGTTGGGCAGCAATTCAACAGATTATTGATAGAGGGTATCCAAATCTATACTACACTTACAGAGAAGATGGATATGTTGATCCTTCGGTACAATTACCAAAAGGGTATGACTTAAAATTAAAAGAAAATATGGTTCCTGGATTTACCACATCTGCAAAAACTCGTCCATTACTTATTTCAAAGTTAGAAACATATTTTAGAGAAAGAGCACCTATTATAAAATCTTCACGGTTAGTAGAAGAATTATATGTGTTTATTTGGAATGGTGCAAAAGCAGAAGCACAATCAGGATATAATGACGATTTAACTATGTCATTTGCAATAGGTTTGTGGGTTAGAGATACTGCTCTGAAACTTCGTCAAGAGGGTATGGTAAAAACAAGAATGAGTTTGGATTACTTAGGAAAGGCATCAACTCCACATAAACCATCATATTCATTGGGAGAAGATACGGGATGGAATATGAAAATAAATGGACAAGATGAAGACCTAACTTGGTTATTAAAATAGTGTTTATCTATTTTTGATACATATTTATAACAATATAACAATACTTAATAATAGGTGAAAAATGGCTCAAAGTAAATCATTGTTTGACAGATTAAAAACTCTGTTTTCTACCAATGTGGTTGTAAGAAATGTTGGTGGTAAAAAACTTAAAGTAGTTGATACCGCTCGTTATCAAGCCGATGGTAATCCACATACCTCAAAAGTTATTGACCGTTATGGTAGATTACATGGTACTCGTGGTACACCTATTTCTGTTTACAATCAATACAATTCATTTTCAGCAACTAAGATAGATTTATACACAGATTATGAGGCGATGGATACTGATGCTATTATTTCATCTGCATTGGATATTTACGCTGACGAAAGTACACTAAAAAATGACCAAGGTGATGTTCTTAC